CAAGTCTTTTCTTCTGTTCCAACCTGTGTTATCTGAGAACTTACAAAGTAATAATTAAAATCACTGTCTTCTCCAACCACTAAAGCCAAGTCACTTGTAGTAGGAGTTTCAGTAAATGTTCCAAGACATAAACTGTCAGTTTCACCTGGAACTTGTGTATCCCATTCGTAAACAGTTGCTGTTTTTGGAGTTCCACCTGCAGGTATTACATCGTATTGAGAATAGTATGATTCAGTCCTTTCAAAAGTATTTCTTCCATTGGCACTTGGATTGGTTTCAAAGATTATCATATTACCACTAGTATCAACAGAAGTTATGGTTACATTTCCATAGCCATTTCCATACTCTTCACTATGATAAGCGGAATTTATTATAAATACTGTATCACCCACTTGAAGTGTAGAAGGGTCTTTGGATATGTAATATCCATTATCATCACTATTGAGGTCATTTATATAATACAGTTTGCTTACCCCACCGCTAGGAATGTTTGACAATGTAACAGTTGCCTTTTTCATTCCGTCTTTACCCTCGCTCGGAGTTATTTCAACGGGTTGAGTGTATGTCGATACATCAATAGTTGCAGTCTTGTTATCTTCAAGGTCTGCACCGCCTGAAACGTTTACTGTTACAGTAGTTTTTGCCATTGCGTCCTTTCCAGAAGAAGGTGTAATTTCTACCGTTCCGTTCTGTGTAATTGATGCTTCTTTATTAGCCTCGATGTCTGGAATGTTGGTAAGCGTTACAGTTGCTTTTTCCATAGCATCTTTGTTTGAGCTTGGAGTAACTTCTACTGCTTCTGAATACTGCGATACATCAATTGTAGCTGCTTTGTTTGATTCAAGAACAGGAATGTTTGAAAGGGTAACGGTTGCCTTCTTCATAGCAGTTTTACCGTCTGTAGGGGTAACTTCCACTGCAGAAGCATATTGAGAAACATCAATGGTTGCCGCTTTATTATCTTCAAGAGGAATTGCAACTGTTACCGTTGCTTTTTCCATAACATCCTTGCCGTTGCTTGGTTCTACAACAAGAGTTCCGTTTGCAGTTGCAGATGCTGTTTTATTAAGTTCAACTTCAAGACCTGCAACGCTCTTATATACAACTTCCTTTATCTCATCTGTTGCCTGAGACAAAGATTTATCTACATTTGCCTGTGATGCACCGCCGGCAGGCAGTGATATAGGGTTTCTCATTTTAGCCATTTTTGACCTCCGTTTGCGGTCAGTATAACCGCGTATTTTATTTTTCTTAAACTATCAGCTTGCTGTCACGCTCTGCGAGACGTTTCTTGAAAGCCTGATATATTTCTTCTGCGGAAGAACCTTCGAGATTTTCCTGGTCGATGAGGAAAATGAAATCGTCATAGTGCATATCAGGGTCGATAAGCTCCTGCTGACGAAGAATCCAGTATACACAGTACAGAGGGAATTTTCCCTGACCGGAAATATTTGCAATAGAGTTGATGATGTTTGGATCAAGACTCATTGTTTCATAATCATAGTTGAGCTGGGTTTCAAAAGAACCTTCATAGCCGTTCCATTCCTCGTAACGTTCGAAAATCCAGCTCAGTTTTTCGCTTGTGTTTCTTGCGAAAGTTGCAAGACGTGCATTTTCGCCGCTTCTGTGAACATATGCAGACTCTGCAGTTTCAGATGTTTTCTTATCCGGTGCGATAGACTTCATAAAGATACCTGCAATAAGGTTCTCAATCTTGTCTATACCTTCTTTCGTATGTTCCATACCTTCACCGGCATAAGTGAGCATACCAAACTTTGCGTCAGGGTTTTCTTCAGTAATGAATACATCGCCACCAAGTGTAATTGCATCATCACATTCATCATCATCAGGCGGTGTATAACCTGTAATATAGCCTGTAGGCATTGTTACCTTGTGAAGTCCGTTATAGTAGTCAGCCATAACCTGATAATGATGGACATTCATCATAGCAAGGTCATAAAGAGGCGGTTTTTCTGCGATGTCAGTAGGAAGAAGAACAAACGGGATATAAGTAATCGGGTTTCCGTTTACCAGAATAGGAACAACTTCTACAGCCATATCCTGGATTTCATCCCTCTCATCATAAACCGGTGTCCACAGTCTCTGTTCGTAAATGCCTTCATCGTTTATTGCAAGGACTCGGTATCGTTCGCGGTTCACGGCTGTAAACTCGTCTTTGTAGACACTTACTTTTTCGCGTAGTACAACAAGCTTAAGACGGCTCATACCTGTCGTGTTATCAAAAACCTTGTTGATAATCTGTTCTGCAGGATAGTAGGTGAGGTAAGGACGGATACCTTTCTTTTCAGCATCATACTTACTCATTCCAGGCTCTGCCTGAGGCATATCCAGAAGGATACCGCCGAAACCTGTCTTAAGAAGATCGTCAAAAGAGTTGGAAGCAAACTGATAAAGAGAGTTTCCGCGGCCGTCTACATTATCAAGGAGTCCTGAGTTACGAAACTCATCAGAACAGATAACAGACGGCGTACGGCGGAATACCATAGCGTGCTGAACCTGATAAGCCATATATGTAAACGGAATGAAAGGGGTTCGCATCTTGTAGGCTTCATAACGGGCTTTCTGGTCATCCTTGTTTTTAAGAATGGCAACCGGCAGATATTTCTCTCCGCGGCTCTTTACTACATCTTCTCCCGAAATTACTTCGCGACAAACATCCCATCTGTCTTTCAAAACAGCATATTCAGGGTATGTAGTCATAACGGGAAATGTCTTTGCTTTTCTATTTCCAATACTCATATAATCCTCCGTTAAAAGCCGTATACTTTAGGACGATTCAATCCCCAGCTTTTTTTAATTGGTTTGAGATAGCACAGAAGATAGGCTGCGGCATCTGAGATATGGTCGAGGCCGGAAGACTTGTCGGTATCTTCTCCGTTATCCTTGTATGTATATCCTTCAAGTGCTTCCTTAAGTTTTTTGCATCTTCCGCGTGTTATAAAGCAGTGACGGTCACCGCTTGCATTTAAGAAAGCCGTATTTACGGCATTGAACTTATCGCGTGAAGAATAAGGTGCTTTAGGACAGCAGACGTGGAACTTATTTCTTCTTAAAATCTCATAGTCAGTTTCACCTACTGCAGCCGAAGTCTGACGCTTACGGCAGGTAGGGTCTGGGTAAACGAATATATCGCACTTAGGGAACTTCTTTCTTATCGAGTTACACAAAACCTGTGTATTCGAATTCGGTTCAACGATTTCATCAAAGAAGTAAACGTCTTCCTTTTCCTTTACGGCGATAGCCGCGGTCATAGGGTTTACGTTGAAGTCTATTCCGATATGAACATCCGTTGAGCCTTTACCCCAGTTTTCATCAAGGTCACAGATATTCTGCTCACGGTCGAAACAGTCATAAACGCGTGAAGCAAGGTTTTCAAACGCTGCAAGATATTCCTGGGCAAACATCTTAGGTGACATATCTCGTCTAGACGCTTCAATTTCTTCTGCAGGAACATTTCCGCCTTCGAGAGTTGTAAACTGGAAAGCGGCCCAGTCTTTAGCTTCCAGGGCTTCCTTGTACATCTTGTAGAACCAGTTGTAGCCTTTTGGAGTAGAAACAAGAATTGCGTCTCCCTTCTTATCAGCAAGGGCAGGACGTATGATTTCCCATACTCCTTCTTTCATAAATCCGCACTCATCAAGGATTACACGGTTGAGGGAAGAACCTCGAAGATGTTCAGGGTTATCTGCAGTTACAACGTAGAGGATAGAGCCGTTCTTAAACTTATAGGCCTTATCCATCTTGTTTACTTCGCTTATCCATTCCTTAGGAACGTGTTTTGGAAGCCAGTCGTCCCACATAATCTTCTTGGCCATATCCCACGTAGGTGCTACATACCAGACAACAGATTCAGGGATGGCGACCTGTTCAAGAATGGCAGCTCCGGAGACGAAAGACTTACCGAATCGTCGTCCGGCATTTACGATCTTGAAACGGTGAGGGTCGCGGAGAATTGTAAGCTGAGGTTTGGTCAGACGGAATACGATATCACTCATCCGTATCCTCCGCTTCAATCAGCATTTCCGAACCGTCTTCAAACTGAACGCCTACTGTCATAGGGCCGTCATAGTCTTCAGGATCTTCCTCGGCACGGGAAGCCTTCTCTGCAATCTGCTCAAGCTCGTCGCCTTTTTCTGCAAAGATGATGGCAGGGATTTTTTCTTTGTTTCCCTGCTTCTGAATAGGAGCACGACCAAAGAGTCTTTCTGCAATTACTTTGGCAGCACTTGTTGCGTCTTTGTCACTTTCTGCATAGATTGCAGTTTTATAAAGCCGGTCTACTACAGCCTGCCACTGAGTAGTACGTTGCCCTGTAAGGGGCGACTGAACAAACTGATTGGCAGCATAGCTCATAGCCTCAGACATAGCTTTCTTAGAGCCGGCAGGAGGATTAGGATGTCTTTTATTACCTGGTGCGATTATTCCCATATCACAAAAGATATGGCAGAAAAAAATCTAACTTAAACAAAAAGAGCCGCGTAAGCGGCCCGAAAAAAATTATTTTTTTGTAAATTTGAGATGGTATTCTGGAATTGAAATAAAACTGATTTTTTACTGTGTTTCTGTTGCCGGAGGAATTCTTTTTATATCCTCAGATTTTCCGTCCCATACAGCGGAAGTCATAATAATTTTTGACTCATTACCAAAGATGTAATATGGCGAAACACTATGGGTAGGATAAATGACAAAAGTGGTCCAGTCATCAAGGGGTTTCTTTTTGTTTTTAACTTTCAATGTATATTTACGGTTTATCGGATAGTTCGTAAATCTATATCCCTGTCCTGCCCATACTGAAAGTTCTCGGGTTTCTTCAGAGCTGTCAGCAAGTTTAATAACAACAGCAAAACCAAGTTCGTTGTAAAACTCTAAAGTTCCGTATTCAACCCTAGGTCCGCAGCCGGCAAGCAGAAACATAAACGGAATCAACAGCAGCAAAAGTTTTTTCATAATTTACTCCTTGAAAAAATATTTTTTTCCAAAATGAAATCATCACTTTGAAATGTAAACCAAATTGACTTTTTTTAGGTTGACAATTTGATACACTTTACTGTGTCATTTTGACCTACTTATAACTCATAACCCAGTCGATTGAACAGCCGAAGAAATTGCAGATATCATAGACTGTGCGGATATTAAGAGGGCGGTTGTGCCTCAGTTTCGTACGCACCTGAGGGATAAGACCTTTAGCTTCATAATGGCGTTTGCGGTCAGATTTATAACCATCCGGGTATCCTCTTGCAGCAAGGGCTTTCTTAATGGTTTCGGGCTTAAGCTCATAAAGCCCGTTTCTTCTCTGGAAAGGTTCAATCTTATCAAACAGGTCATTGGCAGTATATTCAGTATCTTTCTTCTCGTTTATGTAATTAAGATAAAGAGATATAAGCTGCCATAAAGGATCATAGGTAAGTTCACCGGTCGGATTTGCAGGCGGAATAAAAGGCGGTTCACGTCCGTCAAACCAGGCTTTCTTCTTCCCGTCTTCATCAAGCTTAAAGGCAACTATCTTTGAAGGAGGCACACCAAGAACCGAGCATATCCTTGCAATCAAATCAGTCTTAGGGAAAGTAACGTTTCTGTAAATACGGCCTATAACATCACCGCGTACTCCGGCCTTTTCACCTACAAACTTCTTCATAAGACCCCTCTCTTCAATAGTTCTCTTAAGAGGAGAGAAGTCTATTACTTCTTCATAATTTATATCCATACTCTAAGTTTAATATCAACAGGTTTGTTTGTCAATAATAATATATGTTATTTATAACACTTAATAATTTCAGTAATAAAATATCATAGAGGAACGTACAATTATCATAAAAACAAGGAAATCTGTAAAATCGGGTATTTCCTCGGGAAAAAGCGATACTTTTGAGGCAAATTCGGCCATTTTTATCTGTTTTCAGCTTAAAACAACACTTATGCCATAGAGAAACGTTATATTTATTACTTGTTTTACGAGTATATTTCAGATAAAATCAAGCCATTACAGCTTACATTTCAGTTACATCCATTCTCAGATTCATACTAACTACACTATACAGCTATAACCATATATACATATATTACCTGATATTTACCTAAAATTACCTAAACAACATATTTCTTCTATAGTTAATTAACATTATTTACCTAAAATTACTTAAAAAATACGGCTCTGGGGCTGAAAAAGTTCTTTTATCGCAAAAGGGGATAAGGTAGTGCCGGCTCTGCGTGTCCTGGGGTAGTGGGGGTATAAATACCCTATATGTGATAAAAAACACAAAACACTATTGACATTAAAGGGGGGTTGGGTATATTCTATAATTAATAGGGTTAATCTCTATGGTTAGGGTATGAAGATACACTATATCCTATAGTGTTAAGTAGTACTTCTAATCTGTTCTTTATACATTCTAAAGGTTGGTGACGTACCCGAAAGGGCGTTGGGAAAGGGAAAGGTTGCAGTAGTGAAAAGTAGTCGAAAGGCAAGGTTTTAAAACCTACTACAGAAGATACAATTTGAAGTGAAGGGAAAATACGAAAGGGCGAAAGGTTAAACCGTGTAGCACTGTATCGGTACAAAGTAACTTCTAACCGATAAAATGGAAAAATACGTGATTGACTAATAGAAAACAAGGGAATAGCAAAAAGGAATTGTTAAAGCCTATATATATAAAAAGGTTGTTAGGTTGCTATAACGTAAAATGACAAATTCTAAAGGGCGATATATCGCAATAAAATTATTCTAAATAATATGGAGATGTAACATTATGAATAAACCATTATTTGATTTTAACGCCAAAGGTGACATTGTTGTAAAAGTACTTGAAAACTTGAAAAATAAAAGTGGCAAGTACTCTGATAAGAATAAAAATATTGTTGATATTCTCAACAAGTGTTTAACTCTTAAATCTTTAGGTTGCAACTTTGTAGTTGATGTAGAATTCGGAGAAGATACATTCTACACAACCGATAAAGGCAACATCAAAGGGCATTCGGTTAAAAAAGTATCAATTGAAAAGGATATATCTAACGCCATTGTTAACCTTAATCTCTGTATGAGTGATAGAGTATTTATACCAACTCACAACGACAAAGGGGCGTATATGATAACTTGTTTATCAATTGAAAAGTGGCAAGGTGTAACAATTCTCACAAGAGAAAAAGGGGCGACAATGACAACTTCTCTTGAAGTACAAGATATATTCGATAGTACCAAAAAGGATACTGTTATCCTTTCCACTTCTAAAGGATTACGCCCTATAACCGATGTAGAAATTTCGGAGATAAAGTCAAATTTAAACGCTATGTTAGGCATAGGCTTTAACAAAGAATTTCTATCAAAAGTTAAACAGGCATAATTCGGCATAACTCACCGATAAAAAAGACACGGGAATTCCCGTGTCTTTTTTTTATGTTCAAAATTTCGTCCTTTCCAGGAAAACACGAAAAAAAATTTTTATAAGGGGGTTTTTTACTTTTTGAAGAAGCTTCCAAATTTTAAGGAATTTTTTTTCAAAATGTTTTTGGTTTTAACTGTAAGTTTTACGGTTAAAATCCTGGGCGACCTTTCGCCTTTTATATAGGCTTTAACAATTCCTTTTTGCATTTAAGTTCTCAACAGTCTGCACTATCTCGACAACGACGCACGAAATTTATCTTTTCACCTTTAAGGTAAATTTCACCGCCCGTGAAATCCGCCGTGCAGATGTAAAAGGGTTTAATCGCTTTTTTCCCTAGCGGTAAAAATATCAGAGAAAGCGAAGAAATTTGTAACTGTCGAATTCGGGAATTGACATAAAATTTAAGGCTGCCTTTTTCCTGGTGCCTTAACTTTTTGTTTTTCATTCAAGTTTATAATTGCCATTTTTGACTTTTATTAACGGGTTTAATGACTAACTTTTTCACGTCGAAAAATTCGGCAAAGTGCAAATAAAAACGACTACATAGAAAACACAACGGGCGGAATTTGTTCGGGCGTTGCCTGGGCAAATTCAAGCGTTTAGGAATGTGCCTAGATTTTGCGAAAGCAGAATTCAAGCGGGTGCTATGTACCGCAAAAACACCGTGCAGGAAGCTTTTCCCGATAGCAAGGGAAAACCGCCTTCAATGGCGGGCGGCGTTTTCCTGGAATTAAAAAAGTTTTTATAAGGGGGAGTTTCTACTTTTGGAAACATCAAGAAATTTTAAGGAGAAATTTTTATGAAAGATTTTGAAAAGAAAATTGTGATGTCATTAAAAGAAAGACTTCACGATGCAACAGAAGAACTTAATTATTATTTAGGAATTGACCCACGTGACCGCTTTATATATAAACCGAATATTAGGTTTTTAGAAAATAAAATTGAAAGTCTAAAAAAAGATTTAAGGATGTTAGGCGTAAACGCCTAGGACGTATTTTTTGGTTTTAAGGCTGAATTTATCGGCAAATGAATATTGAATATTAAACCCTATAGTTTCGGCTATAGGGTTTTTTATTGAGTATTTACTCAAAATTAAAATCAGGGAGGCTTTTATGTCTATCTTTTCACAAATTCTTTTAGGTCTTATTGTCGCAACAGTTTTACTGTTGGTTGGTTTGTCATACGCAGCAATTTCATATTGCTATGACATTGTATCACCATACCGAATTTCTAAAGACGGATTTTCGGGTTATCGTAAATCATTCTTAGAACGTCTTACAGACGCTATTGAACTTTTACACAAAATGTAAGGAGGAATTTATGGGTGCTTTTGGTGGTTATTGGTATTACGTTGATAAAGAGCGTGAAATGGAAATGTTTATCGAATGGTACGGAAGGGTAGATTATTCCGAATGGAATTATTAAGGAGAAGTCTATGAGCGATAATATAAAGCTTGATATTGCCGTTGAACTTTTTAGGGAAACTTTAAAGAAACGTGTTCCTGGTTCTTACGAGGAAAAACGTATTGGTGAAAATCTGACAGTTTCTGAGAAGAAAGAACTGTTGGAAAAAATAAATGCAAGTTTAAGGGGGTAATCGAATTTTTCGATTATCGCTAGATTTTAAGGGCAGAATTTATCTACAAGGAGTATTTTATGAAAATCGAACTTGATGTTTTGGTTTACGATAAGAATGAATGCGTAAACGGTTGGAACGGTAAGGCTGACTCTGTAGAAGACGCTTTACAGAAATTAGTGTACGTCTATGCCGATTTTAAGATGTATAAAGAAAAGGAAACCTGGTTTTCAATTTATGATGACTCTCTGCGTCTTGCTTATCGTGGAAATCTTGATGTTTTGAAAAAGCTCAAAAAAGACATTGACAAGATTAGGGCAAGCGGTAACTTTTCGGAAAATGGGCTTTATGATTATCTTTACCGCGTTTATGACTGGCTTGTCGAAGATAATCTTTTGTATCACGATGGAAAATCCGTTGTGGGTAAATTTACAGGTACTGCAAAAGCGGTTGACGATTTTTGCACCGCACATTCTTATGATGAACATTATTATTCAAGAAAACTCTTAAAGTCTTTAAATTAGGGGGATTTTATGTTTACGGAAATTGAATTGATTCGCATTAAAACTATGCTCGAGACACGTGTAGAGCAAGATAAGGAAACTCTTGCTAAATACGGGGAACATTATTCTCAAGAGATCAGGAACATTTTCAATCGGGATATTTCCAACGACCAGGCCTTGATTAAGAAAATTGAAAATCTTTTATAAGGGGGGTGTTTCACTTTTGGAACTCTCTCTAAATTTTAAGGAGAAATTTATGACTGTAGATCAGTTTTTGGAAAAACATCTTGAATGTTCAATTGAACCTATTAATGTTGATGACCACATCACAGACGACTCTTTTGATGAAATCACTGACAGCACTTCTTGTGTATGCGAGTGTGAAGACGGAACTGTCTTTTATAACCCAGAAAACCTTTCGGCCTATTATCATTTGAATGAAGAGCCGGAAGATATGTTTCACTTCATCACCATTTATGATGATGACGATGATTTTGATGACGAAGATTTTTAGGGTAAGTTTTACCCTTTGGAATATTGGCTGGCGTTCCTTTTTGGGACGCCTTTTTTATTTAACAGCGTTATAAACGCGAGGAGGCAGAAGTGTCAGAAGGTAGTTTGTCGGAGGAAATTTTGGAGTACATTTCCCAGGAAGAGTACGACGAAATCGTTTATTAGGGGGGCGTTCTTTTTTGGAACTTGTTCGAAGCTTTAAGGAGAAAATTATGGATCACCTTGAATTCGAATTTGGCGTTTATCGCCTTTGTTTGACGGGTACTGTCATAACTATTTACAAAAACGGTAATAAAGTAAGACAGTATTTTTTCGATTCTAAGTGGGAAGCACGAAGCGTGTTTCTTGCAGTTGCTAATTAAGGAGTAACAGATGAATGAAAGTTTGAACGTCTTGTGCGTTCATTTATTTGATGGTGATCGTGCCGTGTCCATTATTTTTTTGAGGGGAAATTAATTTTAGGGGGTATTTTATGGTAATTGTCAGAAGAAAGGTTAGACCTTTGGCAGCCGCTAAGGGTGTATACATTTCAGTACAATACAGAAATCCATGTACACAGGAATGGACTCATTCCTGTTATGTTTCGGAAAACCGCGTTGGAAACCTGCGTGGTCGTGGGTATCGTTTTGTCGATACAAGACGTGGGGTAATCTATGAGTAATCAGGTTTATATCAACAAGATTCTATAAGGAGTAATATATGCTTGCTAAATTCTACAATGGAAAAGAAGTTTTTGGAATGGAACATTGGAAGTCTGATTTTACAAAAGACTTTAAACCTGGTGATTTAGTCAATTCCGAAATCGTTTGGGAAATGGCTAACTGTGTGCCGCCTCGTTGTCTTTCTAACTCTATGGTGCAGTGTGGTGAACCATACAGTCACGAAGAAGACGAAAACGGCAGGTTTCGACCTACTTACACAACGTTCGAAAATGTTATCGGGGGCCTTGATGAAAACTCTGTCTGGGTTTATCTGGGTCATTGTTTTGGTGGTGAAACAGTTACAAGGGGGTAATTTATGTTTGGAAATCGTGTTTCATTTTACCAGCATAATTTTTTGGAATGTCAGAGAAATCCTGACATCAAGCCTGAATGGATTTATGCCATTTGGTATTCTGACGAGTCGGGTTGGTCGGGTCAATATCATATTGCAAGCTTCAGGACTGAAGAACAGTTAAAGAAGTTTGCAAAACTTATTGGCTTTAAGTATGAATGGGAAGTATATCGTTCTGACGGATATAAAGAGGGCCGCATTTCCGTTGTCTTTGAAAACAACTCTAATGATGACGAGCCTGCTAATGAATGGTGGAAGTATTACGATATGGCTTTTCATTCTGATGACAAGTCTGAAAATGAAATCGGTGAAAAATGGCTGGCTGGTCATTTTAAGGATAAATGCCAGGCTTATGGAATTAACTCTGAAAATTTGAAACGTGCTAAGAAAATCAAGGCATTGTCGAATGGGTCTATTGTTGATTGTCTTTTTATAAATGACGGTAAACGCGTAAAGTTTTACAGATGTAATCCAAATGCAAAAGATTTTTACAAACCGTTGTCTTTGGAAAGACATATCAAATTTCAGCAGTCAAAAGGAGTTTACTGATATGACTCTTCAAGAATGTTATAACAAGAATGACAAGGAAGGCTTTCTAGTATTAGCTTGGAACCTTTGTTGTTTGCGTAAAATCTCACATCACGATTATTGCGAGTTGAAAGACATTCACGATAATTGGGAAGAGTTTAAGATTAACAAACTTAATGGCAAGGTTGTCTTGGGCAATCTTGGAATTATAGATGGAAAATTCAAGGAGTTGTAAATGACTTTTCGAAACGCAGTCAAAATGTTCACTGAATTTAACGAACCGTTCAGCGATTATTGGTCTATGCAGCAACAATGGGCCTTTTGGATTGACTGTCTTTGCAGGCAAGGTTCTATCACAATAAAGCAGAGTAACAAATGGGGAAATCCTTGCACGCCGGAAACGTTCAAGCGATTTAATAAAAAGTTTTATAAGGGGGATTTCAAATGAAACCTTTTGGAAGAGTTGTCTGCTTTAAGGACAAAAATGGGGTCGAGCATAAATATTATGCTCAGTTTGTAGACGGATTTATGGTTGCTTCAGATTGGGAAGCGATACAGAAAATTATCAATTGTGAAAACTAGGCTCTCTTTTTGAGAGCCTTTTTTATTTAACAGCTCGACTGTAAGGAGAAAATTATGGGACGTATAGTAAAGATTTTAATGCGTCGCGATGGTTTGACTGAAGAAGAAGCAAAGAAAGAAGTCAAAGATTTTATGGAGAGCATTCAAGAAGATATTCAGAATGGTGATCTTGAAGAAATTGAAGATGCTCTTATGTCGTGGTTTGGTTTGGAGCCGGACTACGTTTTCGATGTAATCAACGCTGCATAGGAGGATATATGACAGTATTTAGTAAAAGAATTCCGTGTAATAACGGAAGAGATGTATCGTGCAATGTTTTGGAAGTTCGCGTTTTTTATGACCTTGGTGGAATAAACTATGCAACTTACGAGCCTAAGCCAAGAGGGTATTACCTTTCTGTAACTCCTCTTGTTGTTGATAAATATTCAGTTTCTTTTCAGGGGTTTACAGGACTTCATATGCTTTTGAACAAAGTAAACAGACAGTCAAAGAAAGGCGAAGCAGAAGCTTTACGCCTTATGAAACAGAACGAACAGATGCTTATTGATGAAGTGTGCAAAAGACACGGCATCACATTAAAGGAGGCTGTATGAAAACAGTAAAAGATTTTAGGGACTACGACTTCGAGAATTGCGATGTTCCTGAAGAATATTGGGGTGATTACACTCACGCCAATTATTTTAAGAAAGCGTTTATTCCAATTGCAAGAAAAGAGTTTAAGGCTCTCGCCAAGAAACTTGGTGCAGAATTAATCTTCAGTCCAATGTATTTCGAATGGTCTGCATTCTTCAAAAAAGACGGAAAGTTCATCTATGTTCACGTCGGTGATGTTCGTTGGAACAATTGGTATGACTCGGTACTTTTCCGCACTGCAAAGAGTGAAAAAGATTGTACCGGCGGTTCAAACTGTTACTGTTCTTACGAGGAACTTGAAGAAAAACTTTCGGATATGTTTGAAAGGATGGCCGCATAATGAGAATAAACTATCCAGGTGACGCTTACGACATTTTGGAAAATATTTCTCGTCGTAAACGTGAAAACTTTGGTGTCATTCTTTTGGATACTCAGCGTAACGTTATCGGCAAAAGCGTTATGTTTAAGGGAACTATAAACAATTGTCTCGTTGGTAAACGTGAAATCCTGGTTTATGCACTTAAGAAAGACGCTGTTGGCATTATGTTGTTTCATAATCATCCGACAGGAGATACAACTCCATCTAAAGAAGATATTGAAACAACTAATGAAATTCGAAAAGGCTGCGAGAGTGTCGGTTTACGTCTTGTAGACCACATTATCGTGGGCAAAAATGGATATTCTTCTTTTCACGAATTAGATCTTCTTGAAGAAGAGGAAAAAGAAATAAAGAAAGTCGCTGAATAAGGGGGTGCGATTATGTCTAAAAAAGACGGACTTTTTGACATCGTGGTAAACGAGTGTTACTGCGATATGGGCATCTTTTACGAAAACGTAAAAAGCTACGAATCAATGGCTAGTTTCAACAAGAAACTTAATGCGTGTAAAACGCGTGAAGATATTGTGAAACTTGTAAATCAATACATTTAAGGAGAAACCTATGGAAGAATTAACACTTGAACAGCAGAGAGTTCGTATGAACTTTAGCACAAATGCAAAGGGTATGGCACAGATGGATATTACCTGTGAATTTCCAACTGTGGAACAATCAAAGGCTGCTATGTCGGAAGCAATTAAGGCACTTCGTGAAGTTCTTGCAGAAAACAATATTGCCGAAGCCGGAACCGTTTAAGGAGTTGTTATGAGCGACGTTTTTGAAAAACAGGCTCAGGAACTCTGCGACACGGAGGGGAAGTATGCAACAAAGGGAATAGTGAAGAATGGTGTTCACTATTGTCTTTGTGCTACTCCTCTCGCTATCGAAGACCAAGTTGAAGGTAAGATTACTGACTGCTTCGCCTTCCTTGCAGATGCCTTCAAGATTCCTTACGACGACTCAGATGCAGTTGATTATATTTCTGAAGTTCGGGATGAACTTTTGGATGCTTTTGAAAAATTGGTCAAAGGCAAAATTGTTTACGGATACATAGAATATTAAGGAGTAAAAATTATGGGACAGAGAAGTCAAATTTATATTCGATGGAAAAAGGAAGATGGTGATTATGTCTTGATTGCAAGATATTTCCAGTGGAACTATGCAGAAAGAATGGTAAGTCGTGCCAGGGCTTTAATCGAAAGATTAAAGGCAGACTTGATGTTCGATTATCAGTTTAATGGCGACGAATCTTTTTACAAAAAGATTACAAAATTTTGCGATGTTAATTTTGATTTTCGGGATATTGTCAATAGTTACAACATTCTCGAAGAATTCAAAGAACATGGTGAAAATAAATCTTTCAAAGATTTCGTGTTTTTGAATCAATATAATAATGACGGAAAACTTTTCATTGAAGCAGACGCAAAGAAAAAGATAATCAAATATTGCTTTACGGATTATGATATGAAACTTCTCGACTGCCGGAAATATATGGAGTGGGATTACAATATGTGGCAAAACGATATTGATACTGAACATTATTCATATACTATGGACAACCTTGAAGCAATTGAACGCAATGCAAAATTAATGACAAAGAGCGAGCTTAAGAAGTTTATTGATTTTGATTACAAGTTAAAGGAGATTTGCTGATGGACGAAGACGAAAAAGAAAAGCAGGAAATTCTTGAGAAATTGTACTGCGAACTCGGTGATGTGATGGACTGTGACGATGAAGCCATTGCAGAACAGTGGGCATTCGAACTCAATTTATAAGGGGGCGTTATGAAAATAGGCAACAAAACAGTAGATTTCAAGTATTTCTTGTTTGACGGCTGCCACAAGTTTTATCTTACAAATCACAGGAAAGTAACTCAGGATATGATTGACAGAGGTTATGAACAGTCAGATCTTTATCCAATTGATGTGCTTCCACATATGTTTTATAACTCTTGTCCTTTAAGGTTTATTCAGACTTGGGAAGATTATAAACGTATTGTTCCACAATGTCGCGGACAAGTAACATTTAATGGCTATGGAAAGTTCGGCTACATTGCAAGACTTGATTTCAACAGAAACTTGGTAACTACTGATGAAATGATGTTCAAGACATCTCTGTTCTCACACGACAGAATTGTATTTAGGAATATGAGAAAGTAGGGGCCGCTATGAAAAAACTTATCGTAATTGATGAAGACGGAAATCAAAGTGAGTTTGATAACGTCTTATCCTGGGGTTGTCTTTGTAAGGAAGATATTGAAACCGTTGAAGAACTTTTAAGTCTTAATGGTGAAGATGTAAAACTTACAGAGGAAGAAATCCTTGAAGTTGAAAGACGTTTGGAAAAACGCGACAGTCTTGCGGATATGGAAGACTTACGATGGATTGTTCAAGATGTTATTGATGACAGGAGGTTTGAAAATTGAACGAAGTAAAATTAAGTGGAAGAGTACTGAATTGTTACATACATAACACCGGTGCTCTTATAACAAAAGTCGCGGTGCCGCACGACCATTGCGTAGGAAGTGATACTATCCGATGTGAGTCTATCTTTAATACGATTATGACAGACCGAACAAAGATAGAAACTTCTGACGTAATGAAAGGTGATACCGTTGAAATTAAGGGTCATCTGAAACTCGACCTAGTGGAAACTTCCGGCGGAAATGAACGGAAGACCGTCAAGATTTACGCAGATGATATCAAAGTCTTAAAGGAAAAGAAATTCGGCAGTTTTCGGACATCACGATTTGCATACGAAGCATAATTTTTTTTTCTTGCAAACCTAACAAAAGTTAGTTATACTATAACATAAGTTAACAAGACTTAACAAATGTTATACAAATAACAAGGAGTTTTTATGGAAGATTACCAGAAAGACAACTTTTTCGAATTGGATGAATTACTGCAGAAAGCAGCAACTACTTATGACAGAAAACTTCACGGAAGCATTACTGCTTTTGTCGGGTGTACTGTTTCTGAACTTAAAGACGTAATGCATACAACATTGAAACGTTTGGTTCCTCAAGACAAGGTGCAGACGTGGTTAGATGAAGCAGATCGTCTTATAGCCTAAAGAATTTAAGTCTGTAATTAACAGCAAGGAAAAATCTATGGATAAACTTTATGAAGAGTTTTTTAAGTCTGAACGATGGGAAAAAGCAATCCAGGTCGCGGTAGACAAAAATATGCCGTATGACAAATTAGAAACAATGTGCAGTCCTGACTTCAGAGAAGGTTTAGGTGTTTTGATTAAAAATAATCTTTACAACATTGAACGACCTCACCAGCAGGCAATTCCAAAAGATGACGGCGGAACACGTATTGTTTACATCAATGAGTATCGCGACCGTGTAATCTTGTCTATCATCAATGATATGTTGTTTGAGTTCTGTGGCAGCCTTGTTTCAGAACGTTCAAAAGCATATCAAACCGACTTGTCCTGCGGTAAAGTTGTTCGTGAGGTTGTAAGCAGAATTGCCGGATGCAATCTTAAAACAATCGGCATTAAAGCTGACTTGTCAAAATATTTTGACAGTGTTCCTTTAAGGTTCATTGAAGAAGTTTTTGACAAAGTGGAAGCAATCACGGGCAAGTCTGTTATTATCAATCTTCTTCGTCGTTATTATGAAAACGACAAATGTAAAGACGTAAATGGCAATGAGATAGAGCACTTCCAGTCACTAAAACAGGGCTGTGCAGTGGCATCTTTTTTAGCCAATGCAGTTCTTTACGAAATGGATGAAGAGATTAAAACTCTTGATGTTTACTACGTTCGATATTCTGATGACATTCTCATTATTGGAAATGAATGGGAAAAGGGCAAAGAAATTCTTGAACGCAGATTAAACGAAAAGGAATTAGTCTTAAATCCTAAAAAAGTAGAAGTTCTTGATAAGTCCAGGTTCTTCAAGTTCCTTGGATTTATGATTCGTGACACAGAAATTTCTATATCTGCAAAACGATTAAGGAACTTCCAAAAAACAATCCTTCACATTTGTAAGACCTCAAACACTCTCAAGGAGGCAGTTAGAAGAGTAAACGCGTTCTTGTACAAAGGACAGTATTGCTGGGCTAAATGCGTCCTGGCTTACATTACAAACATAAGAGACATTCAGACAATGAATATCTTTGTAATGGATTGTTTAAGGGCCGTTCAGACAAAACGTTTCAAGTTGGGTGGGCTTGGCGTTGAGTTGAACAAAAAAGATGGAGTTGTTACAAGGGGGACCGGTGGCAACGTTAGCACAAACCGTCAAAGAACTGAAAAGGAAATTGCGGGATATCTCTCTCTTTATGCTGCAAAGAAAGCATTAGGTAATAGAGATATGTTCGATAACTTGGTGAGGAGCTTGTAATGGATATTACTATCAAAGTTGAAGACTATCTTAGTCCAGAAGAAATCAAAGATGAGTGTCGTTATGCAATTAGACATTCAGTTATGGAAAAATACAAAGAAGAATCTGAGTTGGATAGACTTATCTCTAACCTAAGCTATGACTTCATTTTCAAAGCTATTCAAGAAACGACGGGTGAAGATACATTACAGAAAATAAAAGACACTGTCATAAAACTCGCTAATAAAACAGATTCTGTAAAGTATGAATTGTTCAAAACTCCAAATCAGTGGGATTCAAAACCTGGTATTGGCTACACAATCGTTCAGCAGGCATTGAAAGAAAACGAACCTTTAATCAAAGAAAAAGTAAAAGACGCTATTTCTGATTATGACTTTCTTTCAAGAAAAGATTTGCAATGCAGAATGGAAGATTTATTCCATGAAATGTTGGAAGAGAAATTATTCCATACTTCTGATTAAGTGAGGTCTTTATGAGTTTAAGAAGAATGGTTGCAGTAGAAGTTGAACCTACTACAGAAGAGATTGCAAAAATCATTTTGGATATGAGTGCAAGAGAGCAGTGTTTACTTCTCAGTAAATTAAACGACCTTGCATTTGGAGAAGAAGTTATCAATGGTTGTATGCAATTACAAGCAGTTAGAGATGAAGTAGACGTTGCTGGATACGATGTTGCTCATTCTGCAAGACACTTAATTAACTATATCATTGATTACTTCAAGGATTAAGTGAGGTCTTTATGATTGAAGCGTTAAAAACTATAGGTGTACTTCTTTATCTATTGTTCGCAAGTTTCTGTATTGGTGAAGCCATTGGTGAATATCGTGCAGAAGAAAGAGAAAGAAAAAGGAGACTTGAAGATGAAACTGCTAATCGAAATTCCAAAAGAGTTTGAAGAACATTTCAACAATGACAGATTCAAGGATAGTCTTGAAAGGATTCGTACTGATATACAATACTACGGATATCCTATTTCTGGACTGTATGAACGTGAATTGATTGAAATGTTACGAGACGCAATGACAAAAGCGGAAGTAACAAAGTGAGGTCTTTATGATTGAACAAAAAATAAGTTGGGAAGAATATCACGATGCAATTGATTACTCAAACAAACTTTTAGAAACACTTTCTAAAAGCGGTATGAAAGACGCTTCTGACTCTCTTAGTATAACTTTGAGCGTTATTCTTGGTCAAATGAAAAATAGGCTTGGAGAATAAGGAGTTCTTATGACAGTTTCAGAGTTCATTGAGAAAGTCGAAGACGGTGAACAATACAGAATTAACTTCGAGAAAAGAGAAGTTAGACTGAATGGTTTTTTAGTGGATATAGAGTTTGAACAATCAGACAACAAGGAAGAAAAGTTGTTGGAATTGTTCAGAAACTATAAATATTCAGTGCCTTCAAGAAAGGCAGATTCAAAATACTTCTTTGCGTTTGATGAAAGTCACTTAAGCACCAAACAGCTCGCTGAAAACGAAAGCAGATACGTGGCGAGAGCAAGATTAGAAATCTATGTGCTTGGGCTTATCATCAATAACAATTGGGATTTTGGAGATAAATGGTATTGGCAGAGTCCTGCTGATAGCAAACTGACATTATTTAAGAAGTGGTTTTAGCCACTAAGGAGTTTAACTATGGTAGAAGTGAGATGCCCGGTGTGCGGTTCTACAATGAAATTGGGAGACAAGTCTAATCCTGTCTCAGAGCTGAAAGACGGAATTGGTTATCTCGTTCCTGAAACAATCCGCAACGAAAACGTTACAAAAGTCAACTCAAGAATCGAGGATCTTAAGAACGCCGGTATCGATGTAGACAAGATGCAGGCTTTAATGTCTTCTAACGAAGATTTCAAGGCTATCTTTGAAGCAGACGACCCGATTCTTAAAACTATCGAACAAGGGGGTTTTATCCGTAATCCTAAACTCTTTAGGCGTTGGATCTGTGCCCAGAGCTTTGCACTTATCAAGGACGGTTCAAAGAGTTGGACTTACGCTGTCCGCAAACGCTACGACACACGTTATGTATTCAGACAGACAAAGAATGAACTCTACCTGCAGCTCAAACTTATCTCTAAGAAGGTAAAGAACGATGACAAGCGTTTTACATTCTTCACTCTTGATGATATGAAACATATCTTCAAAGAGCTTGCTGACTATGGAATTACATCCTATGGAGACAAACGTGAAAAAATGAAATTAAAAATCTCTTACGCTTCATCTTTGGAACAGTTGTCGAATGCAGTAAATTCTGAATATTGGCATTTCAGAAATAAACTTAAGTATATGCCTCAGCGTTGGTTGAATTGTTTCAAAGGGGCCGGTGCATATTACACACTGCAGAATATTATCCGCACTCACGGTTTCGTTATTCCAACTTGTACCGATATGAAATCATCTTTGGATTTAGTTGAAAGTATGTACAAGGAAGTCCTGTCTTACAGCCCCTCTAACAGAAGATGGGATATGCTTATGTCACTTCTTATGACAAGTGTCGAAAAAACTCACTTTGAATTGAAGTGGTAAAAAAAAAGCCAAGCCAATGGATTAT